TCAATCAGTGGCGGTACTGGTGCAGTCACAGTTAACGTATCTGGTCAAGTGGCTAACGCATTAGTAGCAGGTACAGTATATACAGCCGCACAGCCTAATATCACTAGTGTTGGTACATTAACTAGTTTGGCAGTAACAGGAAATATCACTGCTGGTAACGTATCAGTAAGTGCAGGTACTGTAACATTAGGTACATTGACTACTGGTGCAAACTCAACAGCAGGCACGATTACTGGAAACTTCTCATTGAGTGCAGGTTCTAGATTGAATGCAACATACGCTGACTTGGCAGAAAAATATGTTGCTGATGCAGATTATGAAGCCGGTACAGTATTGATATTCGGCGGTGCCCATGAAGTAACACTATCAACAGATTATGATTCACATCGTGTAGCAGGAGTTGTATCAACTAACCCAGCATACACTATGAATAATGACTGTGCAGGCGCACATATCGCTACAATAGCACTACAAGGTCGTGTTCCAGTTAAAGTACATGGCCCAATCACTAAAGGCGATTTAATGGTAAGCGGTGCAGATGGTCGTGCTGTTGCAAATAATATGGCACGTGCAGGTACTATATTAGGTAAAGCACTAGAAAACTTTGAAGGTGGTTCAGGCGTAATCGAAGTAGCAGTCGGTAGATTCTAATATCTATCGACTTCTTTCCTGCGATAAGTAAAAGCGTGACTAACGTTTTTATACTCGACTACGAGACACGCCTTAGGGCGTGGGCTACCCTCAGAGAGAAAATCCCTCAATTACCCATTGATCAGAGATGTGTTGAAATAGACAATTTCTGGCAACGGGTACCTTTGATGACCCATTATCTACATACCGACTATATGAATGATTGGCCTGATCCATGGCAATTGATATCAGACAATCTATATTGTTATTATGGTAGAGCATTGGGTATGATTTACACCCTTATCTTGTCGGATACCAAAAATATTGAACTTGTAGAAGCAATAGACGATAATAGCAATGAAGTGGTATTAGTCCTAGTTGATGATGCAAAATATGTGCTGAATTATTGGCCTGATACGGTAGTAAATAATCTCATCACAGACTTTAAGATAACTAGAACACTAGATATTTCCCCACTATATAATAAGATAGGTTAACAATGAAATTAAACGTTATTAAACGCTCAGGCGCACAAGAACCTCTAGCCGTTGAAAAATGGCAAGCACAGGTTGCAAAAATATGTAAAGGTATTGCAGATGTAAGTCAGTCGATGATTGAAATCAAAGCACAGCCCCATTTTTATGATGGTATCACAACTAGAACCATAGATGAAATTACATTACGAGCCATAGTAGATTTAATCGACGTAGAAAGTAATCCGGACATCGGTCATACTAATTATCAATATGTGGCTGGCAAACAACGTCTCAGTATGTTGCGTAAAGATGTTTATGGAAGTTATACACCATTGTCTCTCTACCAGATAGTACAAAAAAATGTAAAGGCTGGACTATACTCGCATGAACTACTAGAGTGGTATAGCGAAGACGATTGGAATAAGATGAACGATATGCTAGAGCATGATAAAGACGAGCAGTATAGTTATGCCGCTATTGAGCAACTTATTGAAAAATATCTAGTAAAGAATAGAGCAACGAAAGAAACTTATGAAACTCCTCAGATTAGATACATGGTTGCAGCCGCTACTGTGTTCCATAAGGAAGAACCTAACGCGGCTCGTATGCGTTATATTAAAGAATACTACAACGCGGCTAGTGACGGTCTTTTTACTCTTGCTACTCCTGTACTTGCTGGCCTTGGTACTCCCACCAAACAGTTTAGTTCTTGCGTACTCATCAGAAGCGACGACGACCTGGACTCAATTTTTGCGTCCGGAGAAATGATGGCAAAGTATGCCAGCAAACGAGCTGGTATTGGTTTAGAAATTGGGCGACTACGTCCTTTAGGAAGTCCCATTAGGGGCGGCGAAATCATGCATACAGGTATGATTCCATTTTTAAAGAAATGGTTCGGAGACCTGCGTTCATGTTCACAAGGAGGAATTCGCAATGCAAGTGCTACTATCTTTTATCCAATCTGGCATCACCAGTTTGACGACCTTATTGTACTCAAGAACAACCAAGGAACCGAAGAAACCCGAGTCCGTCATATGGATTATGGGGTTGTGCTTAGTGCTTTCTTCTGGAGAAGATTCAAAAACAAAGAAAACATAACTTTTTTCGACCCTAACGAAGTCCCAGACTTATATGAGGCTTTCTATTCAGATTGTGCGAAGTTTGAAGAACTTTACGTCAAATATGAGAAGCGCAAAGATTTGCGTAAGAAAACTATGAATGCTGAAGATGTATTCAAGGGCGGAATTTTAAAGGAGAGAACTGACACGGGTCGTATCTATCTTGTCTTTATTGACAATGTGATGAATCAAGGATCCTTTGATCCTGAATATCATCCGATCTATCAGTCAAACTTATGCTGTGAGATACTTTTACCTACTAAACCTTTTAAGCGTCTTGATGATCCTAGTGGTCGAATCGCACTTTGCACTTTGGGGTCCATTAATTGGGGGGCATTCCGAAACCCTGAGGATATGCGCAGAGCTTGCCGCATTCTTCAGCGCAGCCTCTGTAATATTCTTGACTACCAGGACTTCCTAAGTATTCAAAGCAAACTAAGCAATGACGAGATTAGTCCATTAGGCATCGGTGTAACTAATCTAGCATACTGGCATGCCAAGCGCGGCTATAGATATGGAGAGAAAGATGCACTTCAAGATGTTAAAAGTTGGATGGAGCATCAAGCATATTATCTGACCGAAGCAACAGTTGAACTTGCTAAAGAACGTGGCAAGTGTGTAGATAGTGATAAGACACGTTATGGTCAAGGTATATTCCCTTGGGAGTTACGTAGTAAAGGTGTGAACCAACTTGCAGACTTCAATACTGAATTGGATTGGGAACCACTAAGACAAGATATGTTAAAGTATGGGGTACGAAATGCAACGCTTATGGCCATCGCTCCTGTTGAGTCTAGTTCTGTAGTTATTAATAGCACTAATGGTATTGAAATGCCCATGTCACTTATCTCAACTAAAGAAAGCAAGGCCGGGTCTTTTACACAAGTTGTACCCGAATATCAAAAGTTAAAAAATAAATATCAATTGATGTGGGAACAGAAAGATTGTGATGGTTATTTAAAAACTGCCGCAGTATTAGCCGCATATGTAGATCAAAGTATATCAACCAACACATTCTACAATCCTGCACACTTCACAGATCGTAAAGTTCCAACAACATTAATCGCTAAGAATTTGATGTTGGCACATAGTTGGGGACTGAAGACATTCTACTACAGTCTCATCAATAAGGCTGGATCAAAATCAGTAGAAGAAAAACCGTTAGCACAAGAAGTAGCAACATCAGAAGATGATGATTGCGAGGCTTGCAAACTTTAAGAAAGGATGATATAATGGCCTATAGCGCACAAGTGGTTGACCATTACGAGAATCCTCGTAATGTAGGTAGTTTTGCAAAAGACGATGATAGTGTAGGTACTGGAATGGTAGGTGCACCGGCATGCGGTGATGTGATGAAATTACAAATAAAGGTAGATCATGATACAGGTATTATTACAGATGCAAAATTTAAAACGTATGGCTGCGGATCGGCTATCGCAAGTTCGAGCCTCGTTACGGAGTGGGTCAAAGGCATGCACATCGACCAAGCCGGAGCAATCAAAAACTCCGACATCGCCGGAGAATTGGCCTTACCCCCGGTAAAAATACATTGTTCAATTCTGGCAGAAGATGCAATCAAGGCAGCCGTAGAAGATTATAGGAAAAAACATTAAGTGATAAATGTAAAACAATTTCTTGAAAAATTATTTAAGGAAAAACAATGGGCAAAGCACAATATAATTTAAAAACAAAAACAGACTACCTAAATCGCAAGATGTTTTTGGATCCACAGGGTCCTGTAACCATTCAACGATTTGAAGAAGTAAAGTATAACAAACTACAAAAAATTGAACAGACAGCACGTGGTTTCTTTTGGGTTCCAGAAGAAATTAGTCTTACTAAAGATGCCAACGATTTTAAAGAAGCAAGTGATGCGGTGAAACATATCTTTACTAGTAACTTATTAAGACAAACAGCACTTGATAGTTTACAAGGACGCGGTCCCGCGCAAGTATTCACACCTATCGTTAGCCTGCCTGAATTAGAAGCACTGATGTATAATTGGAGTTTCTTTGAGACTAACATTCATAGCCGTAGTTATAGTCATATCATTCGTAACATCTATAATGTACCTAAAGAAGTATTCAATACTATCCATGACACTAATGAGATTGTATCAATGGCTAGTAGTGTTGGTAAATATTACGATGATCTACATAGATTGAATTGCTTAAAAGAAATCAATGACTCAACAAAAGAATGTGTATTAGAGCCAGCACACATTAAAGCAATTTGGTTAGCACTTAATGCCAGTTATGCATTAGAAGCATTTCGCTTTATGGTATCATTTGCTACAAGTTTGGCTATGGTTGAGAATAAAATCTTTATTGGCAATGGAAACATCATCAGTTTGATTCTACAAGACGAACTATTACACAAAGAATGGACTGCCTGGATGATCAATCAAGTAGTCAAAGAAGATCCGCGATTTGCAAAAGCAAAACAAGAGTGTGAACAAGAAGTATATTCTATGTACTTAGATGTCATACGTGAAGAGAAAGAATGGGCCGACTATCTATTCAAGAAAGGATCAGTCATAGGTCTGAATGCGAATATCTTAAAAGATTTTGTCGATTATACTGCGGCAAGCGCATTAAAAGATATTGGTATCAAGTATCAAAATCCTGCTCCTAAGAGTACTCCTATACCGTGGTTCAATAAACATAGCGAGACTAGCAAGAAGCAGACCGCACTACAAGAAAGCGAAAGCACCAACTACGTCATCGGTGTGATGAGCGATCAATTAAATTACGACGACCTTCCGTCACTATAACTATAATAAAGGAGAATGAATATGAAGGCCCTTATATGGACTAAAGACCACTGCCCTTATTGTGTTCAAGCCAAAGCATTGCTTACACAAAAAGGGATAGAGATTGAAGAACGTAAGATTGGACATAGTTGGACAAAAGAACAACTATTAGAAAGCGTACCCACAGCACGAACAGTACCGCAGATTTTCTTAGGTGAGGAATATGTAGGTGGGTTCGATGACCTTAAAAAGAGATTTGATCAGGAGAAATAAATGAATCTTAAGACAGATGAGACATACACATTTAAATTAAATAGCGGTGAAGAGTTAGTCGCTAAAGTAACAGAAGTCAACGATAACTATGTATTGCTAGACACCCCGGTTTCTATAGCCCCGGGTCCGCAAGGAATGGGATTGATGCCTAGTTTGTTCACTAACGACCAGCGTGGAAAAGTCAGACTAAATACTAGTAGCGTTTCGTTGGTCGCGGATACTGAGGAATCAGTTAAGTTGAAATACCTCGAAGCGACTACAGGTATACAAGTACCTAGCAAGAAAATGATATTAGGATAAAACATGCCACAATTGAGTCGTAAGGGTGATAAAAATACTACAGGCGGTAAGATAATTCGCGGCGCAAGCACTGTGTTTTGCAATAACATTCCTGTAGGTTTACATTCAAGCGACATCACACCGCATGAGCCTAAGAAAAATAAGAAGCCACACAATTCTGCAAAAACGACAGAGGGTAGTCCTACTGTATTTGCAGATGGAGATCCTGTATTAAGAGTAGGTAGTGGCAACACTTGCGGTCATAAGATAGTAGAAGGTAGCGACAACGTGTTTGTCGAATAATACATGGCCGATACAGGAAAGCAAAGTCCCTTAGG